CTGTACCTTATCATTCAAAATAAAATCGCTAATTTCTATATTAATATCACCAATTGTATAACTGCCGTTCTGTGGTATAAAATGATGTATAAAAATATAATCCGATTTCTCCTTCTTATAATCCATATAATGCTTCCTGTCTATTTCATCGCATTCACAGTTGATCTCTTCGCCATTTTCCGTCAATTTATCATATGTGTAGGACAAGATGATCCTCGTGTCAGTCTTGTGGGAATATAGCGTAATAGACATTACTTGCGATATTTATATATATTATGGTAATAAACCTTATATATTTATCTATTTTATCTCTACTCTGGTGCAACAAATGAAATCTAAAAAATATTTCAAACCGGAATTGCCTTTGTTTTTTGCTTTAATTAAAATATTTACAAAATTTAGAAATGTCTAAAAAACCGAAACCAGTCTCAAATAAACTAAAAAAGATATATGGAAGAAGAAGAGGAGGAGATTATGGAAATTATGGAGATTATGGAAATTATGGAAATTATGCGGATGGTGATATTATTGAACCGTCTGTAAATCCTAAAAGTGAATATGTAAAATTGTATAAAGAATCTATTGATATATTGATAAATAGTATTCGGAATGGGAAACCACCAGATTATCAATTAACAATTAACGATTGTAAAAACATTAAAGATAGTTTACCAGACGTACACGCGAGAATTAAAGTTGATGGGAAAGAGGATATATTGTATGATCACCTTTTTATAAAATATTTTATAAAAAAAGAGAAGAAATATAATTATGATGAAAAATACAAGGAAGATCTTGATATCTATTTATATCTAAATGTTTATAACTCTATTAAAAAAAGAGTAATACCGTTACAGACACTTTTAGAAACACAAAAGTCCTATTCTGATTCATATGGAACAGTTGGATCTAAATATAGTGTAGAAGATTTATTGAAAAACAATATCAATATAAATAAGGCAGATTTTTCAATAGGTAAATTGATACATAAGTTATGTATAGATATTGAAAATTTATTGGGCGCCTATAATTTAAAAGATACTGAAAATGTTTATTTAAGAAAGATTGGAAAGGTTGTTCATCATAATTTTAAAATTTTAAATTATGCTTCGTCCATTTATGAATTATGCGAAGTGAAAGATTTAGCAAGGAACAAAAATAAAATGGTTGATTATTTTATTAAATTATTTAGGTCAAATCCGGTTAACTCAGATAAGTCAACAGACTATATATTTTTAGAAATAATTATCCTTTTAATGGATGTTAAACCTGTTATACCTGTTAGATCGGAAGATATACTAGACTATTTTAACAAAACAATTGCCGAATTAGAAAAATTTAATAGTCACAAAATAAAAAGTTACAAAGATATATTTATAATTTTACTAAAATTAAATCAAAATATCTCTCTCTATAGATCTCTCTATCTATATTATAGAACATATCAAAATTTAAAAAAAGGAAAACTAAAATATACCCCTGTAAATATAGTAGAATTTGTTGACGACATACGAGATTCTGAGAAAATACCTAGTGAAACAAAACTAGATAAATATATAAAAGACAAATGCGATCCTAATTGGAAAGATTTTCTTTCAACCAATGGATTAAAAAGTTATTATCGTACAACCGAAGGATTAAAAAGTTATTATAGTGAAAAAGAACAACATATGTCATATATATATTACAGAGACAGCGATACTATTATTTGCTTTGATACAGTATCCATATATAATCATATTATTTATTGCCTTAATACAGAGAAGAAACCATATAACCCTTTAAACAGAGATATTTTGAAAGTAGACGATATTGCAAAAATATGCGATAATGTATCTGAAATAACTAAAGATTTTGACTTTATGCAAGCAAAACTAATTAAATTAGAAGTTCAATCTAAATTTATATTCATTAAAAGTTTAATTGAAATACTTAAATCCTCTATTAATAAAATTGAAAAAATAGATTTATTATTTAATATATTAATATATTCTGATTTTATTATTTAATATATTATCCATTGTGTGATATATTCCCCTTACCTTTTATGTGGTTCTGTATAGGGAATATCGAGATACGCGAATATGTCTTCTTCACTATGAATAGTGTCTGTTGTATCAATCATAACACCTTTGCTATCTTTGAACCCATACTCGGATAATGAAAGCCCCTTCTTTAATGCTTGTTTACGCATATTGATATTGAAATTGTATGAACCTGTAAAATACAAGAGGGCGAAATAATAATGTGATGGATCGGCAAGTAATATGTCTATGCGTCGCGCTGGTAATTCTGGAGACAGACTACATAGTCCCATAAACTTATTCGCACCTAATGCCAATTTTTCAATCACATACTTTCCATCAACAAACCGCTTTATGATGTCTTTTAGGACTATCTCTTTACCTTTATTTTTAATCAATATATCAATATCTCCCATATCCTTATTCTTTCGCCTGAAACTGCCAACAAATTCAAACTCAACTCCGTCATCTCCATAGAGATTTTTCAATATATTTTTTACAATCTTATAATGTCGCTTCCCTTCCGTCATAGGAATCCTAATATTCATATCGTCGTAATATTTCAAACCGATCTTCTGCTTGTCATTCAATAGTTCAGGGTGTTCTTTCAACTCCTCAAATTCCTTTATTTTTGTCATTAGTTCCGTTATCTTTGCCGGTCCTACGCCATAAATACCCTTTAATTTACTTCCAAGAATATACTTAGGGTCTCTAAGAACATTCTCAACTTCCGCAATATTCCCTGACGCAAGAAACTCAACTATTTTATCTTCAATCTTTTTCCCAACTCCTTTAAGTAGTTTTATGTCTTCGAGATTTTCAATCTTTTTATCAAATAACTCGATTGAATCGATAACCTTCTCGTATGCCTTCACCTTGAAAGGCTCCTTGTTGATTCTTTCATAATCTGCCAAGATCCTTAGGTTTTCGATGATTTGTGTATTCATTTTCTTATGTCGTATTTAGATTACGTAATACATATATTCAATTTTTGTTATATAAAATAAAAAGTTTAATAATAAATAAAAAAATGATTTATTGTCATCTAATATAATTATTAAAACAACACATCAGATAATACATTGATTGTATGCCATTATATATATTAGTTGCCTTGATTGTGATTGGTTGCCTTGATTGTCATTGGTTGTTATCGTTTGCCTTAAATGCCTTTATTGTATTGTTTGCGATTATTGCGGTATATGCGATGATTGGTTTTGTTGTATGTCTTGATTACTTTCCTTGATTTGTTCTATTATCCTATGATGTATATAAAAACTGATTGTATATCCTTGAATTAAACATTATAACAGGTAAGTATTGTCACCCCCTCTTGAATTGCCTTGAATTGCCTTGAATTGCCTTGAATTGCCTTGAATTGCCTTGAATTGCCTTGAATTGTCGTGTATTGTCGTGTATTGTCGTGTATTGTTTTTTGCCTTTGAAACTTTGAAAAATTGATAAAAGGATATGAAAGTAAAAGACATATGTCTCGTTTTGCGAAAAGAAGAGAGACCGCATATTACAAGATCTGGTATTTTTGGACTACCTATGGGACGAAGCTTCAAACAGAAAACGGATACGGTACTTTCAAATATGAGTTTGTAGATAAAATGTCTCAGTTGTATCAAGATATAGCAGACGCAAAGAACAATGTAATTATACATGGAAAAATACTTGACATTTTGGGAGAACAGATAAAGCATTTGATCCAGTTTGAATGTTGCTTAGATGCCTTTAATGATTACATATGTGCTCTGAGATTGTTAGATGTGATGTTTCGTCATAATATGTGTTAATGATACCATTTGGTGCTGGCATTTTTATATTCTATTCTATTAAATATACATATAATCTATTCTATTAAATATACATATAAAAATAAATGTTTTGTGTTGCTTTTATATCTGTATCATCGGTCGTATAAGATAACAACCTTCTATATATAGATTACTGTCTTCGTATTTCTTGAATCGCCACCTATATATTACATAGCATACATTATTGTAGTCCCTATTTTTTGGATAATACATATCGTTAAACCTGATATTATTTTTCAGCATCGTTTTATATTCGGCACTTACTTTCATTTCAACATCGTAATACGCTTTGTTTTTGGTGTATCCAATAATATCATATTGAACAAACTTTCCAAGTAGCAATCCATATTTACTATTCTGTAAATAAAATGTGAGCGCCTTCGTATTTTTATTCTTAATAATATTAGCATCCGAGCAATACTTTTGTAAATTACGGATCGCGATCTCCGCCTTATTATTTTTACAACTTTTCATAATCTTATCAAGCACATCGTCAATCTTTGTCTTCGTCTTAGTGCTAACGCTATTGTTCATATCCGTATAATTTGCTTCGTCTGCTTCGTAATCATCTTTAATTACTACATTGTTTGATTCTTTACGTAACTCTAACTCTCCGTCAATGATCTTCTCAGGAATTATACAAATCTTCTTACATATATCACGATCACCAAGATATACACTGGTTAAACCGATGTTAGCTTTTTTATTACATAGACTGATGTTAGCAATCCGGTTCGTATGTCTCGGTGTCGTTGTAAAGGCGTATGACGTGCAAGCACTATATGCTAATAATAAAATTGCTATCCATATTGCCATCATTTCATAATTACTATATGGGTAGATAGTTTTTATATCATATTATGTGGTTATTCGAATGTTTTATTGTATTTTAATAAAAATGATAAAAAACTATAATTGTTCAAGTTTAAAATTATATTTTTTTAAATTTTTTAATGTTTCTTCATTGTTAGTCCAATCCAAATCATTCGCAAACTTTGGAAAGTTGTACAAAATGGGCTTATTTTTTCGGTATGGAAAAAATCTACTTGCTGTTAGAACACCTAATCCCAATTTGCGTTCTAATATATTTAAGGTTTCATTATCAGTTAAGGTAGGTATAGTTAAAAAATCTTGTACCTTAAAAGATAACTCTCCTAATTTTATATATAGATTTATTTCCATGATCTCAATAGCTTTTTGTCCTATATATTCTTTCTTATTTGTTTTAAATTCAAGATAATTATTATACCTATTCTCATGTTTACTATCGTAGCATTTTGCGAGTAATTCTATAATTTCAGAGGATGAATAAGTTGGTTTTTTAGTGAAGTGTTTAATTTTCTTACAGATCTCGTCAAAATTTGCTACTGTTAGATCAACCCTATTAAAAATATTAATAGGTTTATCGCAATTATCAATACATTTTAATACATAATTATACATATTCACTGTATCAAAGCGGAAATGATACTCTTTATTACCATTGTTATAAACAATGTCTGAAGCGTACTTTCGTTTTTTTGGGTTCATATTGCTAAACTCTTCAAGCGTATAAGGGTCTGCGTCGTTTTGATAATAACCCTTAATTTCATTATAAATACTATTTCTTGTAGCACTAAACGCTTTTAATTTATCAGGATATACACTACGAGATATTAGGATACTTTCACTCTTTACTTTCCTATTTGAGACTTGTAATAGTTCATCTTTTTTTAGTCTTTTAAAAGCATTTAAAGACAATAAGGGTTTTTTAGGTGAATATTTACCTTCATAAATGCGGTCATATAAATCTTTTTTAAACATATATTCTTTTAATTGTTTTTCATAGTCTTTTTCATATTCTTTGAGTAAATTTTCATTTTCTTCATTTTTAACAGCGTTTGGTAAGGACGAACGCATCTTATATTCTTGTAAATATAGTGGAAGTTGTTTTTTAATTGGGACCTGTGGTACTGAGATATGTTGTTCAATAACTTTATTATAGGGATCTTTGATATAATCTTTATAGATAGTATTCTTTTTATTATTGCTATATAATTTTAAAATATTTTTGTAAATTGATATAAATGTTTCAAAAACATTATCCAAATAACAATCAGTAGGAATATGAGTATGATGTCGATTTTTTATATGTGTTAATATTGTATCATATATATCCGAGTGTTTAAACATAACGCTTACATTATTTTTCATTAATTCCGATATAAAAAAATCACTTATTGAATATCTTAAATTATTTTTTTGTGTAAATTTATATTTTTGTGAAATTGGTAGATATGTCCTAATCAATTCTAATGAAACATTATCAAATATGTTCATAAAATATTTCAATTTTCCAATATTTAAATTAACCCTTTCGATCACATCGCTTGTTATTTTTGATAATTTAATTTGCCCAGGTTGCCCAGGCATGCCTTCTCCTCGCATATATATCAATGTTTTTTCAATGTCAATACATAAATTTTTTACTAAACTGTAACAAGATTGTTCACTTTCACTATTTGCAAAATTTAACAAAAGGGGTTTCAAAAACAGTTCTAGAAGAGTATAAAGTTCTCGTCGTAATATGGGCTTACCCGATAAATCAATAATTTCATCATTATCATTAAATTTAAAATTTAAAGTATTATAAAACGACATATCTATTTGAAACGCAGGGTTATATTGGATAGTCTTTGATTTAATAAAATATACTATAAAAAGGTAGTCAAAATATATATATGTATCTGGAAAAACGCACGCATGTTTAATTGGTAAATTTTTTTTTATTCTATGACATTCTTCAACCGACAATACTTTATTCGTTCTACTTTTTAAAATATTGCTAACAAGTCCGTCTATAAAATGTTTATACAAAGAAACATACTCATCATAAGGGTACAAAGATACAATAATCTTTTTATTCGTGTATGGATTTATATCTGGTTTTCCTTTCCAATTATTAGCATAATAGATAAAAGTATCTAATGGCTTTGGTAATTTTTCTAATGTTTTTTTTTCAAAATTAACGAAACACCAATTATAAATGTGTATGTATAATATTTCGTGATTTATATATATAAGGTTATTATTAACATCGAAAAAATAAGGTTCGATGCCGTGATCATATTTTATTTTCAAATTATCTAACCATACGCCTACAGATATCCTTATATCGTTATATATTTTACATATTTTTTCATATTCTTTTTGTTCTTTAAAC